CACTTGGACTCCAGTAAACGCTGATTCAAACACTTGGACAGAACAGAACTCAGGAAATAACACATGGCAACTACAAGGATAAATTTTACAGAGTGGCTTCCTGACCAACCTGGCATAGCTGGAGCAATGACAGAGGCTAAAAATGTATATCCTGTAGCAAATGGATATGGATCTTTACCGCTAGAAGTTAATCTATCTAACAATGCAAGTGAAAATCTAAACAATATTTTTGCTGCTAAAAACAACACAACTACGCTTTTATTTGCCTCTGGTGCTACTAAGTTATTTAGATACAATCCAGCCAATACAAATCTTGTGGATGTTTCTAAGTCTGGTGGCTATAGCACACCATCTGGAGAGCGTACATTTTTTACCCAATTTGGGAATACTGTTATTACAGCAAATGGCGCAGATAAGTTGCAAGCATGGAATATTGGCTCATCCACAGCTTTTGCAGATGTATCAGCAGCAGCACCTACAGCACATTATGTAACAGTTGTACGAGATTTCGTAGTAGCTGCTAACGAACTAAGCTACCCAAATAGAGTGTATTGGTCAGATATTAACGATGAAACAGATTGGACACCTGGAGCAACAAGCCAATCCGATTACCAAGACCTAGCCGATGGTGGCGATGTTATGGGCATAAGTGGTGGCGAGTTTGGACTAATTCTGACAGAGCGTTCAGTTGTTCGTATGTCTTATATTGGTAGCCCATTCTTCTTTCAGTTTGATACGATTGCTAGAGGTTTAGGTTGTATTACTCCAAATGCCATTAGCCAATATGCCAGTACGACATTCTTCTTGTCAGACGATGGTTTTTACAGTTGCGATGGACAAGCAGTAAAAGCGATTGGATCAGAAAAAGTAGATAGATTCTTCTTTGCCGATGTCAATTTAAGCAAACTAAACGAAATGTCATGCGCTGTAGACCCAGTTAAAAAGCTAGTTATTTGGAACTACACAGATAATTTTGCACAAAAGAAACAGCTAATTTATAACATTTTGCTCGGCAAATGGTCGTATGCAGAAACAACGGCTAGTTATATCAACAATGTGTACACACCTACACTTGCATTAGAAAACTTAGATATTTATGGCACATTAGATTCTCTAGGTGTCAGTTTAGATTCTCGTCAATGGGCTGGTGGTGCTTTGTTGTTGGCTGGCGTTACATCAGCTAGAGCTATATCCTTTACAGGACAAAGAAAAACAGGCTCGCTAATTACAGGCGATTTTGGATTGCCCAATACACAATCCGTAGCCACACTTGCCAAACCCATTATTGACAATGGCTCTGGAACTGTCTCGATTGCATCTCGCTTAAACCTAGATAGTGCATTAACCTTTTCAACGGCTGTTGCAGCAGATAGCGAGAATCGAGTCGGTATTCGCTCTGCTGGTCGGTATCATCGGATTAAAACAGTACCAACAGGATTGTGGACTAATGCACTAGCAATTGATGTAGATATTGCAGCACAAGGAAATAGATAATGTTTCGTACATTACCGAACTTTGGTTCTGACCCACGAAATGTAGCTGAGATTGTTAGGCAGATATTAAACGGCAAAACCAATAATACAGGCATAGTTACGCTTGCTACTGGCAATGCTACAAGCACGACTTTGAATGATGAGCGTATAAGTGCTGACACAAAGATTATTCTTGTGCCTTATTCTGCTAATGCTTTTACAGACTCAATTCCGTATGGTGCATTTCAAGACTCTACCGACCAAACGGCAGCAAGCACGACTGTTGCTTACCCAATGACTTTTAATACTACGGATTTTTCTAATGGTATTTATTTGTCTAACAGCAGTAGATTAAATGTTAGAAACGCTGGTATTTATAACTTACAATTCAGCGCCCAGCTACAAAATACAGATAATGCACAACATACGGCTGATATTTGGTTTAGAAAGAATGGCACAAATATAGCAGCAAGCAATAGCCAATTTACTGTCCCAGCCCGTAAAAGTGCCAGTATTTATGGGCATATTATTGCTGCATTAAATTACTTTGTAGAACTTGCTGCCAATGATTATGTAGAGATTATGTGGAGAGCCGAAAGTACAACAGTATCACTAGAGCAAATACCTACACAAACAAGCCCTACAAGACCAGCTACACCTTCTGTTATTGCAACAATGCAAGCAGTATCAGGCGGTAGTTTAAGCAATGTGTTTGTTAGTTCGCAAACCAAAGGGTCAGCTACAATTAGTCATTATTCTAACAACACAGCAAATAAAACCTATGGGTATGTTTTAGTTGGATAAACAGTACATAGAGCCTAACAATTTACGGAACTGGTGGCAGTTTGTCAGACCAGGATTGGAACACATACTCAAGAAATCACCAGAGTATTGGATTCCAGAAGATGTATATGCGGATTGTTATTCAGGAAAAGCCCATTTATGGGTATTTTCAGAGAATAACTACCCAGTAGGATTTGCGGTTTTATCAAGCAAAAATGACACACTACATTGTTGGTGTGGGTGGTCAAATAGTGTTGGTCATTTCAAAAATGCAGTTGACTGTGTTTCTGAAATTGCTAAAGAAAGCGGTTTTAAATATTTGGCTTTTGATTCGTGGCGATCAGGATGGGATCGGATCGCTCCTAAATTTGGATTTAAACCTAGAACATGGGTTAAGGAGATAATATGAGTGGTGGTGGAAGCGGTGGTGGTGGAACAACTACCCAAATTCAACAGATAGACCCAATAATGCGCCCATTTATTAATTATGGGCTACAGGAAGCAACAAGGCTATATCAACAGCCAAATATTCCGCAATACTTTCCTGGTCAAACCTATGTTGGTCCATCTCAACAAACTCAGGCTGCATTGCAAGCTGCTCAACAACGAGCTACTGTAGGCAATCCGTTGACTCCCGCAGCGCAACAACAGGCACTCAATACTGTGCAAGGCAACTTTTTAGGTGGCAATCCTTTCTTTCAAGGTGCATTTAGAGGCGCAACCCAAGCAGCACAGACACAATACCAAGATGCGGTAAACCAAGCATTGTCTAACGCTAGTCGTGCTGGTCGTTATGGCTCTGGCGCTATGGGTACGGCTTTAGATCGTGCTGGTGGTACTTTTGCTAACGCACTTGCTAATACTGCTGGAAGCCTTGCATATCAAAACTATGAAGCAGAGCGTGGTAGACAGCAAGCTATGATTGGCGCAGCTCCATCATTAGCAGAAGCAGACTATGGCGACATCAACAAAATGTTGCAACTTGGTCAAATGGGCGAAGGCTATCAGCAAGTTGCTCTTGAGGATGCAATTAATCGCTTTAACTTTGCACAACAAGCTCCTTATATGAAGTTACAAAGCTATCTGTCTGGTGCTTATGGTGCGCCTATGGGATCTGTTGGATCTGTAACATCTCCACAATACTCTGGAAACAGATTTGGTGGTGTACTGGGTGGCGCAGCAACAGGAGCAGCTCTTGGATCAATGATCCCTGGTGTTGGTACAGCCATTGGAGCTGGTGTAGGTGCATTAGGTGGATTATTAGGATAAGCCATGTCAGGATCTCCAGAGTTATTAAATCTATTTGCTAGTCAAGCAGCAGCACCAATCGTAGATCGCTCAGAAATGGCGATGGTAACTCCTGGTGGTAATGTAATACCAGCAAATACACCAGCAGACAAAGTTGCTGGTATGGATAAAGAGATTGGAATTGCTGGCAAAGAGGCAATGAAAAAACAACAATCTCCAAATAATATTGGTGCAATGTTATTAGCTGGACAGTTATTAACTCCAAAACAAGAGCAAGCACCAATGCCTACATTTGGTCGTGTTTCACCAGCGCAACAAATCAATGTATCAGATCCAGTCGCATCTTTACTCGCTCCAAAGCGTAAAAAAGAGCGACCAATGATTTCTCTACTGTGAGGCAAGAATGGCACTATTAGATTATTTATTCCCATTGCAATCATCAGACACTATTACTGGTTTGCTTGGAGAAGATGAGGCACGAAAGATTCGTCAGCAATCACAGACTGCTGGATTGTTAAACCTTGGCGCTAATTTATTGGCATTAAGTGGTCCATCATCTCAGCAGAGAAGTTTTGGTCAAATGCTTGCACCATCTTTATTGGCTGGTTACCAAGCAGCGCAAGGCACGACAGAAAGCCAGTTGCAACAGCGTTTAGCTGCACAAAAGATGGAGCGTGAAAACGCATTTAGAAAAGCTATTAGCGAGTCTATGGTAACTCGCCCAACTGGTACAGGATTAACTCAGACTGGCATTGGATCACAAGCAGAAATGTTATCTCGCCCTGAGTTTGGTGG